TAACAGTGTAGAGCCGTCTGCTGTTGCCCAGCCCTTGTCGGTGTAAATAGCTGGCACCCATGCCTCGCCATGCAGGGCTTCAACTGGATCAGAGCTAACAAAAAAGATGCCGCGATTCTCAAAATGACGGAGGCTAGGCAGGTCCATATCGTGCGCGAAGCTGATCTAAGGTTAGCTCTGAGCCGTCATCACGAACTAGCTTGGCGATGGCGTCAGTCGGGCCATATTTATCAGCAAGCCGGTTGAAATACGGCACCTTGTTAGCGCCCAATGCCTTGGCCTTGGTCTCAAGATCTTGCTTTGCCAGCCACTGCCCGTAGGTTTGATCTGCCGGCACCTGGCCACCTGCTGATGCACGCTTTGCCGGCGGCGGTGGCGTGAAACCCAGCTCGTCGTAGTCGATCACCGGCACCGTGGTTGATCTGCAGTTGAAGTGCTGCGGCGGAGTCGGACCCTTGCCATATTCAAACTCGCGGCCATCCAATGCACGGCAAATGCTGCTGGTGCGGGTATCCAGTGTTGCCACATAGCGATACTTCTTAGTGATGTCTTGATTTGCCTCGTATACCTGTTGACTAGCTGCATTGGCTACTTGGTTGATACTGGTGCGCACAAGACTAACGATCTGATTGTCGGCAACCGCTGTTGCCTGGCCGCCTGCTGCAACTAGCTGCTTGACGGTCTTGGCTTCTTCGCCAAATTCAAGGTTTCCGATCAGCCGCTTAGCAATGGCTGGCGTCGGCTCACCAGTCAGCAAGCCTTGCCGCACGACTTGCGAGAACCGCTCAGCCTGATCCACGGCAATGCCGCGAAATGCTTTGGTGACCACTTCACCATTGGGCAAGGTGATCGTGGCGCCTTGCGCCGCGGTGAGGCTGAACGTCGCCGGTGCACCTTGCACAGCAGCAAACAAATCATCTGACAGCGCTACCACATTGATCTGCGTCGGATCAGTGGTTACCACTGACTGCGCAAATTGCGGGCTGATCTCAACGGTGCGCACTGCATCACGTGGACCTGCTGGCAATGCACGCCGCAGTTGATCGGCTACAAACTCAGATTGCAGCTCTGCAATGCCTTGCAGCTCTAATGCAGTCAACTCCGTTGCATCGCCTGCCCATGTTGCCAGGCTGTCTTTTAACTGAGCAAGGATTGCCCGCAGCCGCGCTGCTTTGACTGGTGCGGACAGCTCATCAATGGTGCGCAGTTGATTGACCGCATCAATGATGATGTCGTTGTAAGCATTGATGACGCGCCGCGCAACGCTATTGCTGTAGCGGTTGAGGTCTATTGCATTGCGGTAGAGCGCTTCTGGTGTGCTCATCGTTCAATGCCAAGATCTTCCGGTTGATAGCCGCTGCGGATGCTGACATTAGCGCCGCGGTTCAATGCAGTGGTGACCAATGCAGCGAATGCGTCGTAACCGTTTTGCCCGTCTTCGTACAAGATCGTTTCGTCAATCTCATCTGGTCTGCCTTCCTTGTACCAGCTGATCCGCACGATGGCTAAGACCTGTTCCGGCAAGGCGCTGACGTGATAATCAAGCTCTTGCCTCCTCGGTTTCCTCGGTTCCATCCAAATCATCAGGTCCACTAAGCGGTCGGTTACCCAGTCCAGCAGGTTGTAGATCAAGCCCCGCATTGGCCGTAGCCTCAAGCTCCTCATCTACGTTAAAGTCGTCGCCTAGCACATCGCCTTCGGCAAGCTCTCGCAGTAAGGTTTCTTGCGTGATGGTGCCTGCGGTGTAAAGCTGCAGCAGCGCCTGAATCTCCTGCGGTTCAAGGCGTGTGCCAAGGAAGTCACGGTTAACGTAACTGCTGCCAGGTGATGTGTTGTTGCCGATGTACTGCGCATGAAATTGCAGGCAGTTGTCGATCATGTCCTGCACGTTCTGTGCAATGACCATCATGGTGCTGTCGCCTTGGCTGCGATCAATGCGCTTTGCCTCAGCAGTTTCAGCAGATAGCTTCTGACCCAGCACTGCCGACAGACCTAGCTCATTGATCTGCAGTGCAAGCTGCTCAATCCTGCGAAACTGATAATCAAAGCTGCGGCCAGCAGGTTCGATGTATTCAGCGCGGCCATCAGCAGGGAATGCGATCGCCTCGCCAGGTCCGGCGCTGACTTCCTCTGCCGCAGATGGGAAGCCATAAAACGCCAGCATCGGCACAGCGCTGATGTGGAGCTGGTTATCGAGGTCGCTCTGGATCTGATATGCCTTGAGGTTCAGCTCGGCGATGTCTTCCAACGGCGGACGTGACTCCATGAAGCCATGCCGCTGCGCATAAGCAACTGAGAAAGGAATCTCAGAAAGGCTTGTGCGGCCCTCGTCGACAACCTTGAAGTCGCCGTTGTCTTGCTTCTGGTGTAGTTGGAATTCACCTGGCGTCAGCACACGGATTTGCTCCACTGCCTTCTCGCCAAACTCGCCATCAGGCACGGTGACCGTCTCGGCAAGTCGCAGTTGCGTCAACACCTGCCGGCCTTCCTGCTGCTCAGCACGCCAACCAAGAATCTGCCGTGGTGTGTATGTCACCCAATAGGGTCGACCCCCAGTAGCAGGTGCATCCACCAGTACACCAACGTGGCCATAACGGACCATCTTGCGCGTGGTTTCATAGGTCCATACGTTGAGGTCATCGCCTTGCAGGTCAACATCAAACAACTGCTCGCGGATCACGTCGGCCGTGTCGTCAAGTCGTACCGGCTTGCGCGTCAACATGCCAGCCAGCATGCGCTCTAGACGCTGATAGAACGGCGGGCATACGCTGCGTGCCAAGCGGTTGTCGTAGGACTCATCCAGCTCACGCGGCTCCTGCGGCAGGTAACGGCGATGCTTACGCCGCATCCCATAGGTGCCTTGCAGCAGATCTTCAATCAGGATCCAATGCGCCTCTTGTGCATACCACGCTGTGTTGGCATCTTGCACTCGAGTAACGCGGCGCTGCGCAATCGGCCGGTCGTAGTTGTTAAAGCCGGTGTACATTACAGCGCCGCGGTCATGAATGCAGTTTAAGCAGCAGTCAGCGTGATGCTATTGCGGCCAATCTTGATGTCAAACTCAGCGCCGGGCTCGTATCCCATCTCGCGCAGGTAGCCATCACCGATTTGCAGCTTGCCGTTGAATTGCACCTTGGCTTTGTAGGTCAGGCCGCGGCCACGCTTTACTGTCTTGCTGCCTAGGTCAACGCCTTTGGCTTCCAGCAGCGCTTCATAAAACTGCGTGAATGCCACGCGATCCTTGATCACGTAGCCGCAAGCGCGCACCAGTTCGGACTTAGGCGCATTGCCCAGTTCTTTGACCTTGGCGAGTAGTTCAGCACCCTTGAGCATGGGTAGAGTTAATAGTTGGACTGATGGAGCATAACAGCCACGCAAGGTTTTGAGTATCTCTAATGCAGCATTGATCGCATACAGTTCTGCCGTTTTCAAATTGCCATCCATCTGGCGGTCCTTTGTCTTGGCCGATAGGACCGCCGCAATCAGCGCAGATCACGCCCATTGCCGGATCAGCAGATTTGCATCAGCGCGGAACGTGGTCGCCACTTCGCGGATCAGGTCACGGGTGATCTGGGTGTTGGCGCGGCGCAGGCTCATTAGTTGGTTGGTGGCGCGGCCAAAAGCTGCATCGCGCTCGACGCGAATCTCCTTGGTGATCTGCTGGCTGCTTTTGCCGGTGTTGCGCGCGGCGCAAGTGCGGCCGAAGTGCACAAGTTCGCCAAGATCAGACTGCATCAGCACTGTGGCTTTCAGGTTGGTGCGCCCGCAGCAGTCGCAAGTGGTGATGCTGTCATCGGTGCAGATTGCGGTGTAGCCCATGTCTCTCGGTTTGGAGTCCTCATACTGTACACCATCGGCAGCCCTTGGCAACCTTGCTCAATAAATCCGCACGCCGGTCGTGCGGCCAGCACCTGCGTGCAATGGGTTGAACTCACGCCAGACCAAGTAGCCGAGCGCATCGTTCATGTGGTCATGGCCGGCATCCTTATCGGGATCGCCCTTGTCGGTGTAGCACTGCAGCTCCAGACATTCGATCAGCCGCTTGCAGCGCTGGTGGATGGTGAGCCTGACCTGACCCTTGCCGTTTTCCAGCAAAGCCTGAACAGCAGCCACGCGATCACGGACGGGAGGATTTGCGCGTGGTGACTGGTTTGACATGCCGTAAGACTCCAGGATCTGGATATCGGTCTGGCTTGCGTTGGTGCTGCGGTTGCCGCCGCTGGCATCTGGGTAGATGTAGATGCGCCGCTGCGGGTAACGCGCTTGGATCTCTTGCGCCAATGCATCGGTGTCATGGGCGCCGCTGATCTCATCAATCACTAGCAGGCTGCTGCCAGTGCGGATGCCGATCACGGCAGACATGTTGCCAACGTTGAAATCAACGCCAATGCGCAGCGGCTCGCGGTCTAAGTCTGGCAGCTCAGCCACCACGTGCTTGTTGCGGCTGAAGCGGTCGTAGATGGTGCCAGTGGTGAGGTTAACGAACTCACCGTCTAGGTAGGCCCGCAGCAGGTTGGGATCGTAGTTGGCTTCTAGCCGCTCGATAAAGTCCGGCGGTAGGTGTGGGTTATCTGCTGACCGCATCTTGATGAGCTTGCGATCCGCACGCCCTTTGGCATCCTCACTGCCGAAGGTGTTCCACATCCAGCGGAAGCCCTCCGGCGTGGATGCAGCGCCAAACTGCCGCACGTTGCCGGACCGCAAACGGCCAAGGATCTTAGGGAATGCCTTATTGGCAATGCTGGGCGTCACCGTGTCGATCTCATCGGCCAGCACCCATGCAAGGTTCAAGCCGATGATGCGTGACCAGTTCTCAAAACTGCGGCACAGGATCTTGGTATCACCGCCTGGCAGGTGCAGCATGTACTCAGGCAAGGGGCTTGCCCTAAAGGTGTAGGGGATCTCATACGCCTCTAGGAAGTTCTCGAAGTCGTTCTGCCAGATGTCGCGGATTAATGGGCCGGTGGGCTCCATCACTGCACCAATAAAGCCTTGATTGGCCGCGGCCAGCATCACCGCCTTGGCGCACAGCGCACGGGTCTTGCCGGCGCCATAACCGGCTGAGATGCCAAGGATCTGCGTGTCGCTGTCATCCACAAACGCAAGCTGACCTGGGTGCAGGTCTGCGCGGATGCGTTGCAGCAGATCGCCCGTGTCCTCTTGCGTTGCGACATCCATAAACCCAAGCAGGCTGCCGGGTTGGCAGATGCCGGCAAGCAAGCTCACGCTGGCTCGCTGATGACAGTCTTCACGGTGCCATCAGGCTTGACTGCAATGACCTTGTAAATGCGTGGCTCATTGCCCTTGGGCTTGAGCAGTCGACCAACAGCGGTGGCGGTGGATTTCATTTGCGACGACGGCGTGGCTTTGGTGGCCGTGTGTTGCCACGGCCTGGCTGAATGTTATTACTTCCTTTTGCAGCCTTGCCTGAACCGGTAAATGCCAACTGGTTAGCGTAGATATCTCGAGCACGAGCCGCTGGCTTGCTGCCACGAGCGGCAGCATCAGCAGCGCGTTGCGCGCGTCGCTGAATCACATCCCTGGCGGCACGGTTGAGAGCTCCACCTGCCCGCATCGAGATCCTGGCAATCGAACCCTTAGCGCCCTTAGTTCCACGGTCGGCAAACGCCCTAGCCTGCCGTCGGGCCATGCTCAGCTGCAAGGCCTGCGCTTCCTTCAGCACTGGAGAAACGTCTCGCCTGAAGTCTTTAATCGGCTGAATGATCCGACGGTTCACCACTCGGCTGAGCTTGGCCGCTTGCCCTTCAGGCGTTTGTGGTTTGTATGAGCGCACAGCATTTGCGCGTAATGCACGCGGATGGCCGGCCTTGCTTTTGCCAAGTCGGCGAATGTTGCTTGCTCCGGTTGAAGGAGCTGCGGCAATGGGCTTTGCTGATGGCTTAGGCTTTGCGCTGATTACGTTTTTTTCGCTGCCAGCAATTCTCTTTGTCTGCGTTGCACGCTTCTTGCCGCTGGCTGTTGCAAGTCGTCCACCGCGCGCTGTCGCACCAGTACTGGAAAACCTACCCCTGTTATCGCGTGCGTAACGGCGTGCCATGGTGCTATCGGCTCATGCGCCAGTCTACGAGATCTCAAACCGCAGCAACTTGGCTTGATCTTCTAGCGCTTTGATTGCAATGCTGAGGTTCCCCTTGGCGCGTGCTTCGCGTTCGTAATCCTGCAAGCGAGCGACAGCAGCAGCAAGCCACTGCGGCCGCTCTAACTCTGCATCCAACTGCATTAGTTGGCGGGCGCGTGACATATAAAGCTCAGCCTGCCGCTCGGACACTTGCCACGTTTCCGCGGCATAGCGAAGAATTTGCGTCCTGCTGTGAGCACGCAACAGGAGATCGTAAACGGTGTTGACCCGTTCGTCGATCTCCGTGTTGGTGCTCTTCTTTGCCACCTATTAGCCCTTAATTTGCACAGGCATTACTAGATAAGTTACACCGTCCACGCCACTAGGTGTCAGTACCACCGGGGTGGTTGCCGTATTGGCGTGCAGCGTGATGGATTCTGCGGGCTTGAACGCCTTGATGCCGTCTAGCAGGTAGTGGACGTTGAAGGCCCATGCGCCATTGGCGGTACCTTCCACCTTGAGCAGCTCCTTGCCGTTGTTGGCGTCTGATTCAGCAGTGATGGCAATGGTGCCACCTACAGCTTCCAGCTTCACCACGGAGTTGTGCGCATCGGCAATGATGGCGACACGCTCCAAGGCACGGGTCAAGCGGCGACGGTCGGCGGTGATGGTGCTTTTGAACTCAGCGGGCACCAGTTTGGCCACGTCTGGGTAAGTGCCATCCATGATGCGGCTGTAGATGGTGATGCCGTCGCCTGCGTCGATCACGGCTTGCCCTTTGGCAACGGCGATGGTGACCACGCGATCTTGCAGCAGGCGCATGGTGCTGGCTGGTAGCACGAGGTCTAGGCCATCTGGCAGGTCAATGGCGTAACGCATGAGGCGATGGCCATCTGTGGCTTCCATGTGGCCGCTGCCGAGGTGGATGCCTTGGAGCATCTGCTTGCTGGCGTCAGTGCTGGCAGCTGCCATGCAGGCACGGATTCCAGCGGATAGGTGCAGCTCGCTCGTAGCAGCGTCCACAACCGGCAGCGCGGGGTAATCCGCCGCATCAGCCGCTGCAAGCCCGTAGGAGCCCGCAGAGGCCGTCAGAGCGCCATCTGCGAGGGTCAGGGCCTCATCGCCGTCAAAGCGGCTCACAAGGCCAGCCAGCAGCCGATACGGCAGCGCTACAGCGCCATCGGTCTCCACTGCGGCTGGAATGGTGACGGTGATGCCGAGGTCAAGGTTGAAGCCGGTGATGGTCATGGCGCCACCAGCGGCTTGGATCAGGCAGCAATCAAGGATCGGATGGCTGCTGCGATGACCAACGGCTGGCGCGATGGTGCGCAGCGCGTGATCGAGATCGGCTTGGCAGGTAACAGCTTTCATTTGACGGTGGCGGCAGTGACGAGGCTGGTGATGATGCGTTCGTAATCAGCGGCGAAGCTATCCACAAGTTCCATGGGTAGCGGTACGCCGTCATC